TTTCCCATCTTTTTTAATAAACTTACCACTAAACATACTAACAAGTTATAAGATTCATTATTTCTAAAAACTGTATAAAATGTTCCCTGTTTTCAATTTTTACAGCAGGAATATCATGACATTCTAAAAACCATTTATCATTTTTTACATCAACACTATCTGTACTGTGTAATACTAAATGGTCACAGAGTTCTTTTTCATAGAAATAATAATCATATCCGTTTTGACTATCTTGGTCAAATATATCTACTCTTTGAAAACCAAGATCAATTAAATCTTCTTCTGTCATTTTTATACTTTTTAATTAAATATCTTCTCCATGCTTCTTGCTTATGACCATTTATAAAGAACCAACCAAAATAAAGTTCAAACCATTTTTTAAGTTTTTTCATATTCTTTAAATTTTAAAATTATTTCTGCTAACGTCCTGTAAATAAGTAAGTAGACATGACATCTCTAATATAGTCAATTTCCTTGTATTTATCATTATCTAAAGTATAAACACCTAGGTTTTTTATCCTATTATTTCTAAAAGTTAATAAAGCAAGAGCCATTAGGTTTGCATTATCTTCATCTGAACTATCTAACATCCCAAACATATTATTCATTGCTTCTTCAGTAATATAACCTGTCTTAACAAGTAAGTTTAACTCTGCAAAGAAAATAAATGGTCTGAATGTTCCTACTTTGGTACCTGCTGCATACATATACCATAAATATCCAATATTACTGTCATTTGATTTTGCAACTTCCCAATGTTCATTGCAAATATCCTTGATTAATTTCTTAATCTTTGGATCACTAAAATTCTTTATCATAATTAAAAAATATATCTAATTGTATTCCAAGGTATCATCTCATCATGTAACTCAGTCCACTGTTTAATATAATCAGCTTTTCTGTTATGTTCATACCGGATATTCTTACCACCATACTGAGATGTTTTAGCTTCTTGAATTTTGGGTACCCAAAGTAAATCTTCTCCTGGTAACTTATGTTCAAGATTATACAAATGTTTATCTTCATTATGAGTAAGGAATATTACTTCAGCTTTAACAGGAGCATCCATTACTCTCCAATTCATTATTTTAGAGTATGTATCAACTAACATAAACAACTGTCTATATTTTTGTATCCAGTCATCATGTACAATTACTGGACTGAAGTTAAGATGAACTTCATACCCACAAGCTAAAAAATCCCATACAGCATAAAGTCTGTCTTTAATTTCTGGAGTGTTGGGTTCTAATATTTTTCTGTACTCTTCAGGCATTAAACTGAATCTAACTCTAATCTTACCTTCAGGTCTAAATTCTAGAAAGTCTCTGTTTACCCATTTAGTAGCAAATGAACCCATAGCAAGTGGATGATCTCTAAAGAATGCAAAAATTGTTTTCCAATCATGATATTTAGCATGCAGAGCAAAGTCTTCATTACAAGAGATATCATAAGTTACATACTCTCCTGTTTGATTTGGTTTCTCTACTGTAGAAAAATATGCATGTGAGTTAATTTCTGTCAGGATATCCATAGTATTTGTAGCTACAGATAATCCTTCCGGCTTATGTCTCTTCATATAACAGTAAGAACAGTTATACAAACAGCCATGACCAAAGGAAGGAGCAATAAAATCTGTGCTCCTGCCTGATGGTCTTATAATCATAGATTTTCTAGTAACTTTTTCAATTACCATCTTATTCTGATTTAAGTTTTAATAATCTTGACCAAATTTTAATTACCATATTTCTTTTAGGAGATGGTTTTAATTTTGACCATCTATCAATCCACTTTTTTATTTCTTCTCTTTCCATCTTATTCTGATTTAAAGGTTAATAAATTCCGCAATTAAAACTGCGGATAACAGTCAGCAAGTGAAATTAAAACTTCACCTGCTTTGGTGTTAGTGATAATAGATTATGAAATATCAAACCAATTAAAATGATTCCAAAAATCAGAAATTTTATCACCTTCTTCAAAATCATCTGGATATATGGTGAATTTTCTACCATCTCTAAATTCAAAACTGTGTGGTTTTAATATAACTCTATATCTATCGAATCCAATGACCTCATAATGGTCTGTATCATTTTGATAGACTAAAATTTCTCCTATTTTTGGTAATGGAAATAATCTAGTCTCACTAACATCAGATATATTCAATTCTGATGAATGTTTTTCAAAGGTTTTCATATTTTTAAGTTTCATTAATCAACATTAGCTCTTCAGCTTTCTACTCCCAGCTCCGAGGAATTGTATATAACTTAGCCCATCTCACCGCTGTGTGGGAACTGAAGTTTACTAATGTCTTTTTCATTTAAGTTAATGTATCAATAAAAGTTTTTCTTGTTTTTACTCTATTCAAATCATATTTAGGAGGAATTATTTCAGCTTTAAATCCTTTATAATTAAATTTATTTTCTCCTCTTAAATACTTTTGTATAAAAACAGAATAATCTTGATTTTCATCTGCTCTTTTTCTACGGTAATGTTGTTTAACAAAATGAATCATTCTCTTTTTATCTTCAAACTGTAACAAAGAAGTTTTATAAATCTCTGATAATATTTCAGGATTTATAGGTATTACTAAACCAATATTATCATATTCTTTAATATATATAGACCATTCATAGTACAATGATAATGCTACTTGATAAGACATACTGATTCCATTTATAACTTCTGCTGCAGAATCAGCACCTAATTCCATAATACTTTTATTAGTCTTATAATTTGGGTTTAAAGATATTGGTTTAGGTAGATCACTTGGACTATTAATGCCATTAAAGAAAGAAGGATTTACTTCATAACCTTCTTTTGCTGTATAAAAAGACTCTGTATCTTTATTATAAAAAGCAATTGATTTTTCATAAGCATATTTACTTTTTATAGACAAATTTCTTTTTTCTACTGCTGTTAACTCTTTATACTTTTGAAGAGAAATAGTATCGGATACAATCATAAACTTTATGTTCAGATTTGGAAACATTTCCGGTGTAGCTTGTAACTCACCAAAAGGTTTAAGATATTTTAAGTCTTCATTTAGTGATCCAGACATTAAATAAGCTTTATCAAAAGTATTTGCTGTTATATTAGCATCATTACTTAATCTTATTTGCTTAAATTTACCCTGTATCATTAACATAGACCATTCTAATTGTTCTTCAAAGTCATTACCTATAAAGTCATTAGTTATAGCTTTTTCAAACTGTTCATTAGAACCTACTAAGTCTGCATTTAAGTAAGATTTATTTTCCATCTTATTCTGATTTAAAGGTTAATTCTTCTCCTGTTAATGCAAAGTATAGGTTTTGAAGTTGGTGTACATACTTGCAATAAGAAATCATAAAATTATTGTCATCATCCAACAATTCAACTCTATCATTTTGCCAATACAAAAAAGCATAAGCATTTATATTTAAATAAATGTCATTATCTAAGTCTTTTAAAAACCCAAACTTAAACAACCATTCTTCTGTTATTGGGATTGGTTCTAAGTAAATTTCTCCAATAATCATTTCAGATTGTTCTTGTTCTTTTATCAAGTTACCATTTACAATTTTAATATCATTGTTTAAGGTAACATAATTCCCAATTCTTAATTCTTTTGCTGACATCTTATTCTGATTTTATGTCTCTTACAGCAAATACATAATAATCAAACTCTTTTCTATTATCAAAAACTTTTCCGTATTCAAAATTGAAAATGTACACATTATCAAAAAATTCTGTACTACTCCAATAGTAACCCTTATCTATAAGTTTATTATGGTAAATCATAAAACATTCCTCAATAGTAGGTAATCTCCAACCATCCCCTAAACTATTTACATATGCTACAGCCTCTTTCCATGTTAATTTTTCATAGGATCTTTCCAAGGAAAGTTCAAAATGATAATGCATATTAATTATTTGAGTTTCTTTAATTACTGGAGTGTACTCAATTCCGTTTACTACTATATTTTCCATTGTTATTTTATTTTAAAAGTTAATTCATCTAATTTTATCTGGTATTCTTTACCATCTTTAAAACCTTTTAGGTATTCCTCTGCCTTTTGA